CCGTCACTGAAAGCATTAAGGTCATAAGGCACTGTGGTATTTTGTACTGTACCATGTACACTGAAATATAGATATTGACCGTTGTAACTACCGTCAGTAACCACATCCCATTTAATACCGCTGCCTTCTGCTACCCAACCTTCTACTGTGGGTGTATAATTAGCGGTAATACTCAAGATAGATGGATCGTTCACAATCACTGATCGTGTTCTAATATTATCAGTGGCATCAAAGTTAGCAGTAAATACAGGTACCCCAACTGTACTCAAAGTGACTGAGAAATTGGCACTGCCTATATTGCTCAAAGTTCCTACACTAACATTAGCATTGGCTTCGTTGGTAACCAAGTATGGAGTATTTGGTACACCACCTGTGATATTAAACACCACAGAATTACCCGAGGTTATTGTGCCGGGGGTAGCCGTAAATACTTCATTAAATTCTGTATAATCAGCAGCTATCAAAGCAGGACGATAACTAGCAGGTATTAGTTCAGTGTAATCACCGGGCACTATGCCATGAAGTATAACAATAGCATGACCTGTTGGTGGCGCACTGGTGAAAATAATGTTATAGCCATCCACCACATAAGCTACGCCTGGGTTTTGAAATACGTTCCCTACATAAACTAAAATAAAAATTTCATTTCCTGCTGGATAACTAAATCGCATAGGTCCAAAACTACGCTGATTGCTGTCCCCAAAAAATGTATCTTTTACAGGATATTCAATATTACCGGCTGTGTTAACAGGACGCCATTTACCTCTATCGTATAGCTCCATTCTGCTATTAGTAGTATTGTACCTAATCAAACCATAGACTGGGTCGTTAGGTCCTAGCGCACTAGATCCTACCGGTAATCGTATGCTATAACTGGCACTGCGTAATTCTCTATTTTTGGCGTAACGCCCCATATTATACCCCGATACTGCTAACCGTAGCTACCACTCGCACGGTACCCACGTTGGGTGTTAATATGTTGGCTTGAATACTGTCGCCGGTATCGAGTATTAATTTTTCACTGTCGATTACGTAAGTATCATTTACTGCTAATGGAATCTCATAATAGATGGCATTGCTAACACCTGCTATGTTACCATTGGGCACAGCATATACACTTACATGAACAGCCACGTTGCCAGAGTTACAAAAATACATAGCAGTAATAGCACTGCTGCCTATACTGGTAAAAATGCTTGCGGGAACATTAGTTAATAAAGTGCTTCGTAATGCCATAGTATATCCTATAATACCAAACTATAAATCAAGGCTTTGCGCTTGGTTATCAATTCATCTTCGCGACTGGGGTTGGCCACAAATAAACCTGTTTCACCTGCTTCGGCAGTTCTAGCAAATAATACCGAAGCATTAGACACTGTGCTGAAATTATTAGCACTAACATGTCTAATCTGTAGCCCGGCATTGGCTACATTGCCGTCCCATCCGGGCGCCAGTACAATATTATGAGGATAAGTTGATCTTATCTCCCAATTGGTATTGCTAAAATAGCTACCTGTGGTATACAAATTGCTGCCCAAGTGAGCATCAAAATCATCTTCTAATCTAATCATGATGTTGGCAAAGTAACTACCGTCACTGGTAATTTGCCAACGATCTAGTGATTCATTCCAACGTAGACTTACTGTAGGGTCAGGTCCTCTTCGTACCTCAATACCGGCATTTAGAATAGGTGCCGTATTAACATTGGCATTAAGAGTGATAAAATTATCATAGAAGAAAGTGTTGGTGCTTTCTACATTACTAATACTGCCAATGATATAAAGATTACCGTTGATAGTTACGTTGCCCGTACCACCATTGCTGGTAAATGTGATTTCTCCATTATTGGTACTAAGCTGATAACTACCGGAAACTTTATCGTAGGTGGCCATGATTATGTATTTAGCGAAAAAAATAGCACCCGAAGGTGCTATTAGTAATCAGAAAACTCGACTGATTATAGATCCACGTTACCAGCAAATGCGCTGTTAGTACCAGCTTCTTCGATTTGGACAGCAGCATCTGTATTACTGGAACTAAAGTTCCATGGATACATATTGCCGTCACTAGCAGTAACTTTACGTGCCGAAATTTTTGTAACATATACCACTGCCGCGGCATCTGTTGCTACTTTGATTGACATTTCTCCTGCGGCCAGTGAACCGTCTGCTTTGCTTACCAAAGAACATGTGGCTTCTGTTCCCGAAGAATCACGACACACAAAGCGTTTGCTGCCGCGCTGTCTTACAATAGCTCCATCAACACTGGCTGTGCCGTTGTGAAAACGTACGCGAATGTTGTTATTAGCATCTGCTCCAAAAAATCTTTTGTTAATAGGACGACCCATTTGTTTCTCCTTAAGTGGCGTTCTAGGCCTACGCGGTGGGCGCCGCATAAGTTTCAATGAACAAGTATATTTACCGTTTTATTTGACATTTATTCGGCAGTATCGTAAAATTATTTTTCAATAAATACTTGATAACCCTCGCGAGGTATCATGATGAGATCGATTATAATTGTTTTGGCTTCTACTGTGTTACTAGCAGGTTGCTTGACAACCAAAGAACAACTCTATTATGAGACTGCTAAATCCATTAGCAAAGACAACACTATGAGTCAAACTGCGTGTTGGGCAGCTATATCTGAAATCGCTAAAGGTGGTGCCGAAGGCGCCAAAGTAGGTGCTATTGCTCTTGCTGAGAAGTGTAAAAACGAAACTGTAAAAATCGAAGCACCAAAGCGTAATTGGATGGGTTTATAAGTAATTTTTAATGTCAGCAAAAAAGGGCCTTTCGGCCCTTTTTTGTCCTTCCCATCCCTTGAGAAGAATTCCGATTTACTGGAATGTGAGGTTTGACATGCTGATTTCGCTAACATAGTCACCAGCATTACCAAGCGAGCTGGCTGTATTTGTTAGTTCTACGTAACCGTAGCGTGTCATAAAGCCAACTACTGGCTCAAAGGTGCTGGGATCAAGCACAACACCAGAGCTCATTAGAGGCACATATGGGCAATAGAACGCAGCAGCATCAGCTTCGCTGGTGCCCTTGTAACCAACTAGAACAGGTGTGCTGTCGCTAGCATAGCTATCAACATAGACCTTCATAGCACCATTTAGTGTACCAACAAACTTGGTGTTGGTTGGAGCTTCGAATGTGCCTTCTGTAGTACGAGCAAATGCACTAGTTGTTGCGCTCTGTAGCACTGTTAGAGCAGCTGGACTTACAACTGCCCAGTTAGCTGCGCCACGACGTGTACGCTGAGCGATCAAGTTAGCAGCGCGGTTGATCAACACTGCTAGAGCAGCGTGCTCATCACCAACAAATGTAGCTGTACCACTGACTGTTGCTTGGTTATAAGCAAAGTCTGTAGCTGCCAAACTACGTAGGCTGCCTAGAATTTCTTGATCGATTTCAACAGTGATTTCTTGAGCAAGAGCTGCCATGATTTCAGCTTCTACATCGAGACCGTGCATAGCTTGAGCATCTTGAGCAGCTTCAAATGTCCAACGAGCACTCAATTTACGTGTTTTAGCTTCAACTGTTTGCTTCAAAATTTGAACATTGATTTTACGACCTGCTACGCCTTCAAGAGCAGCGGTAGCAGAGGCCTTACCATTGGGATCGCTGCCTGTACCAGAGTAAGCAGTAGCAATCTTAAATGGGCTTAGTGCTTCGTCACCAGCACTAACGATATCGTTGCTTTCAGCATAACGAACACGTAGTGTATGGATCTGAGCCACTGGGCCAGTCATGGGTTGTACGCCAACGATTTCGTTAGCAATAACTGTGGGCATAACGCGACGGATCACAGGCAGAATCACGCGGTTGAGTGTGGCAATTTGACCGGCGGCAGTTGCGCCGCTGCTTGCTGTTTCAACCAAGTTTCTGCGTGTGTTCTCAAGGATTACGCTCATACTAGTACGGCGTGAGCCTTGTAAGCCTTCTAACAGGGCATCTTTAGTTTCGCCCCAACGGCTTTCTAATAGTTCTTGTGTCATTATCATCTTTCCTTTAGGTTAAACTATTATTTCAACCCTGCCAAACGCTTGAGCTCAACAACGTTGTTCTCGGTAGCAGTTTCTTGGGCTGCTGCTGGTTTAGCAGTTTTATCTCCTGTTACTTCACTACGGCTTTCTGATAAGACAGATTTTTCTTCTTTCTTAGCAGCGCCTGTGGTAAGCACAGCAGGAAGATACTTCTCAAATGCAGTCTTCAATTTGGGTGTCTGCACGCTCTCTAGAAGTTCGCGCATGACCGCTTGCTTCTCCTTTACTAGAGTGCCAAGTAATTCGTCCATCACTTGACGACGATCTTGACTCTCTTTGATCACGCGGATCTCGCGTTCTTTTGATTCAACAATACGTTGAGCCTCAACTTTGGCTGCAGCAGCCTCGGCGATTTGCTGTTCTTGCTGATCGATTACTTTCTTTAGCTTTTGAATCTCTTGGTTTTCGCTTAAATGTGTCAAGCTAAACTCACTAGCAAAAGCTTCGAAAATGCGACGTCCGAACATGTTCTCACGAGCTTGTTGGATGTCTTCACGTAATTGAGTTAATTCTGCACCAAGTTTGGTAGTTACTGATTCTTTAACTAGGCGTGCGCTTTGTTCAATGAAACGCTTTTGAATAGCTTCTAGCTTGGTCTTGGCTTCGGCAACTAAACGTACCTTGGTCTCAACCACTGCTTTTTTGTCTTGTGAGAATTCGCGAATTTCTTCGGCTAACGCACTAACAATAAACTTTTCCAAACGCTGATAATTTTCTTTTTGAACTCGGCGATCTGCGTGTAGTTCTTTGACTTCTTCGGCTAACTTCTTAACCATGAAATCATTGAAACGACCCGCACTTTCCATCATGTGGTTTTTCATACGCACACGATCTTCTACCATAGCCTGCTTCTCACCAACGAATTCATTGATTTCTTTAGCGAGATTTTCAGTAACCATCTTGTCTAGTGCTTCAACCATTACTGACTTGTCGTGCTCATAACGGCTGGCCATTTCTTCACGTAGCTCAGCACGGATTTGCTCACGAGCTTCGTTTAACCTGGCTTCCCAGGCTTCATTAATGGCTGAACGAGTGTCCTCGTTAATTAGACCGCTATCTAGCAATGGTTTCAAAGCGTCAAACATTGCGGTTTCTCCTATATTTTCAAGTCTTTGATCAAGCGTACTACCTGCTCTTTCAAATACTTCTGCACTTTTTGATTTTCTAGAGCATCACCAGCCATTTCCAAGGTTCTGTGCCCATAACGCATGTTCATGAGCCCTTCATATATGGCTTTAGGATAGGCATGTGGAGCACTAGGTTGTGCTACAATGTCTACGGTGACGATTTCAAACTCACTGACGTGCCCAGTGGATTCTGATACATTACCGCTGCCGCGGCTGGAAACACCTAGCTTGACACCACTTTCTAACATGGTCTTGACTAGTTGTCCCATTGGTGTAGGAAGGATTTTCAACTTGCCGTGTCCAGCAGGACCGTCCATCCACATTTGTTCAATCATGTGACTTACACGATCTAGGTTAATTTTTAGATCATCGGGATGATCTACTTCACCTAACACTGAATATCCACCCTTGATTTGTTCATTGATGTGTTGAACAGCCTTGGCTATTTCGTTGACAGGGTAAACACGCTGATTAGCATTCTTTACCCCGCCTTCAATGAATATACCCTTCATGTAGAGATCCTTACCTGTGCCGTCACGGTTGTCTTCACGCAAGATTTCCATCTTAGCGTGATCAAACGTTAGATTTTCTTTTAGGTAAGTCATCGTCTACTCAATTACTTAACTAGGCTGTGCTTGGCTACACTCATGCTACCGTCTGTGGTACTGCCTTCAGCAGATTTAGCACTGGCTTTAGCAGCATATCCCTTGGTCTTAGCACCAGGAACATTTTCAAAGCTGCCAGCGTGTGGAAGGTTGCCCTTGCCTTTGCTGTACTGGTTGCTAGGCTGTGGTACTGGCTTGCCATCAGCAGCTTGCTCTGCGCCACCTTTAACGATGTTAGCAGAACTACCACCCATGTCATTCTTGCCGGCAACTGTGCTCTGCTTGTTTACAGGCACACTACCACCATGGCCAACTTCGCCGCCTTCGCCCTTCATGTTAGGAGCAGCAACTTTGTCTACGTATTCACGAACCATGCTTTCTTTTGGTGGTTCCATGTCAGCTGGCATTTCCATATCGGCATGCTCAGGCTCATTCATTTCGTCACTCATTAGTGCATCAAATTCTGCTTTAAGCTCGTCGAGAGCAGCTTCAAGATCCATAACACGATCTTCTAGCTCGCCTTCGCCTTCCTCGCCGCTCATGTCATCCATGTCGTCGCCTGGCTCTTCCATGTCGTCTCCGGGCATTTCGGCGTCCATTTCCATGTCGCTGTCCATGCCTTCTTCGTCTTCAGCCTCGATTACACCTTCTTCTTCGGCTTCGACTTCATCGACTAGATCACTAACTGGATCCATGACGCCTTCTTCTACATCCTCTTCGTCAATGAGATTCTCATAAATCTCACGGCTTTTCTCAACTACGATTTGATGGAAAAGCTCACGAGCTTTATCTTCCTGCTCATTGATAATGTATTCAATCAACTTCTCATACTTGTTCATTAGGGACTCCTATTAAATTAAGTACAACTATATTGAGTATTTACATAATATTGTAATATTATGCTTGTAATGGTGGTTTTTTGAAGGATTTTGATTATAAACCAGGTGGAACACCGGCTGCTGCCGCAGGTTTATACTGTTTTGATAGTGCTTCGACCTTTTGTTGTTCTTCAAATTTCTTAAGGTCATTCATTTGTCTCAGACGCTTGATCTGTGCTAGTGTAAGGCGAGTCTTACGAACTTCGCCCATTTTTTTAGGAGTGTTATCGGCTTTTTCAGTTCGATAACCTTCAGGTACAGTCTCAAATAAATCGTTAATAAACATATTATTTTATTTATACTATTACTGAGGAAGTCCAGTAGGGGTAGCTGGAACACCTGCAGGTGCTGCACCACCAATTGGACTAGCTGCTGCTCCTGGAGGCAGAGCTCCGGCACCCACTTCGCCCCCGCCCTCGGCACCGGCAGCCCCAGGAGCGGCAGCGATCTGATCAGCAGCTTCTAAGTCTCCGGATATAGCTCCGGG